CCGAACAAGAAGCTAGAATTTTAGAAATTCTCAAATCAACCACTGATTTGAATGAGATTGTGCGTTTCGCATTCGACAGTCCCAGTCTTGATGGCAGAAGCAAAGAGGGCAGACTAGTTAGATCTTACCTCATCAACAGCAAAGTTAAATTTAAAACAACAAAACGAGACAAAGCTGATCCTTTAGATTTTTCTCCAGAGCAAAGAAAGTTTATTTTAGCAAATGCTAATGCTGGCTTATCCTCCTTGGCAATTGCTCGCTTAATCTTTCCACTGCGAGATGTGGGAGCACTGTCCATTGAACAGAGAGGAGTGCTAGATGTGATTAGAGAAGAGAATCCAGACTTCACTCCCAGCTCTGACGTTGACACTCCCTTGAGCAACTACATTGCGCCAAAATCACCAGGAAGAATTGTTAAAAAAATCAACGATGCTACTGGCAGCGCACTAGAAGAGGAGAAACTCAATCGCCAGCACAAAATCTGCATAGATCGCTTGGGAATCAACTTGAACAATTCGCGCTTTTTAACAATTGTTAATAACTACACTTCCAAAGAAGATAGAGTGTTGTTTGAAGAAGAATTTGTTCGCTTAACGTGGGACAAGCCAGACTTAACATCTGATGAACTAAACTTGTACATGAACGTGTGCAAAGAAATCATCAGCTTAGAAATTGTTAGCAAACATTTGAACAAACTAAACGATGCTTTTGATCTTGCCAGCGACAATGATGAAATCACTGTTCGACTAGCAGAAATCATCAAAGCAAAAAGTTCAGAATATCATCAATGCGAGAGCCGCATTGAAAACTTAACAAAAAAACTGCAAGGAGATCGATCTGAGCGAATGAAAAGTCGCCACAAAGAGAATTCTTCTATATTATCACTGGTTCAATTTTTTCAAGATGAGGAAGAGAGAGTCAACATGGTTCGCATTGCTGAAATGCAACGGCAACTAGTAAAAGATGAGGCTGAAAAGATTGAAGGAATGGCTGACTGGAAAGCTAGAGTTTTAGGAATTTCAATTGAAGATGTGCTTTAAATTCAAAGAATGTCACTATTATTTTTATTCTTTAAAAAGCTTGCACGCTCACGTTAAAAAGCACAATATGCTTTTGGGGGATTATTATGTCAAGCACTATAGCCGTAGAAACAAATTAACTGGCGAACTTCTTCCTTTTAAAAATTATAGTGAATATTTTGAAAAAGATTTTTCTAATTATGAGCAATTATTAAAGTGGTGCGAAATTTCCTCTCCAGAAATCGTATCAGAATATATATTGTCTCTTTTAAAAAATAGAATAGATAAAAAACAACTAAAATATGGACCAAGTACTATTGAATTGTATTCTGCCAATCTGCCACCTATTAGTTTATATAAAAAACAGTTTGGAAGTTATTCTGCTGCATGTGAAAAATGTGGCGTTAAGCCTATGTTCGCGAGTTCAATTACACGCGATTTTCATAATGATTTCTCAAGCGTCAAAATATTTATAGACACTAGAGAACAGAAACCGCTAGAGTTTAAAAATTCTGAAAAATTAAAATTAGACACTGGAGACTATGCTGTTTCTGGAGAATATTATAAATATTGCTATGTAGACCGAAAATCCATTGAAGACTTGGCGGGAACCTTATCTTCTGGAAACGCTCGCTTTAGAAAAGAACTTGAGCGCTGTAGAAGCGCAGGATGTTTCTTGTTCATCGTGATCGAAGAAGATTTATACAAATTAGAAACTCTAACAATCTTTAAACGCAGACAAATAAATTTAAAATTTATTTTACATGCTCTTAGAGATGTTCAACAAGAGTATGGCGACTGCTGCCAGTTCATTTTTAGCGGCAGTAGAAAACGCAGCGAATTTTTAATTCCTAAACTGTTAGTTTTAGGAGATGTGATGAAAAATGTTGATGTTCAATATTATTTGAACGTTGGACTATTAGATTATTAAAATATTATGAGTTGGGAAGCTGGACATCAAAAACTACACAATAAATTCAGAGGAATTAATGAAGAAATTCTAAATACAAAAGGATTTATTGATGAGAGAAAATCTAAAATTTTATTATATAAATTTTTAAAAGAAAATCCCTCTTTCACTTCTGAATTCATGACAGGAGTCTCTTTGTTTCCTTTTCAACACATGGCTATTAAAGCGATGATGGACTCTGATTACTTTTTGGGCATTTGGTGTCTAGATGAAAACGAATACGTTTTAACAGAAAGTGGTTTCAAGAAAATTAAAGATGTGAATGTTGGAGAACGAGTAAGATCTAGAAATAAATTAAATCTAGTTACTGATAAAAAATTCAATGCTCCAAATGAAAAAGGATTATATATTAAAACATTTTCTGGCGATTCTTTTAAGGCAAAGCTTGGTCATAAAACTTTAATTTATAATAGTTTAACTTTAGATTTAGAATTTAAAGAGATTGAAACTTTAAGTACTGAAGATTTCTTACCAATTAAACTTGGCATGAACTGTTGGGGAGACGCTCAATTAGTGGAGAACTCTCCAAAGATGAACATTGAAGATTGTGATTATTGGTATTTTTTATTAGGATACATGATTGGAGATGGATATTTTGATGACTATACTATGCATTGGTGCTCCGAAGATTCTAAAGTTATTGACATGACAATAGCTAAAGCTAAAGAGTATTTTCCTAAAAATAAAATTATTTGCCGCTCAAGAGCTGATAATGGATTTTTAGAAATGGGAATTTCTAGTAAAGACTTAATTGATTGGTTAAAATCTATTGGATTCGACAGATCCTTAAAAGCAAAAAATAAAATTATACCAGATTCTATCTTGCAAATTAATGAGCAAAAAATGGCAGCTTTAATTAGCGGAATTTTTAGTGCAGATGGATATTGCAGCATTTTAAAAGACAAGAGATACTCTAATTCAAAAACAGTTAAATTAGGATTAAAGAATACATCTATTGAATTGTTGAGGCAGGTGAAAATGCTCCTTAATAATTTTGGAGTAGAATCTTCTATTAGATATAGCGGATCTCATAAAGATGTTCCATACTATGATTTAAAAATACCTAAAAGTGGACATCAAAAATTTAGCGATAGAATTGGATTCATTTCAGATCATAAACAAGATAATTTATTAGAAGTTTTAAATCTTCCAAGTAGAAAATATCAAATAAATTTAGTACCAAATTTAGGAACTTATCTAAAGAAAAAATATAAAACGTGGCAAAAATTATTTGGAGAGAGAGGAAACTTTGGAAAAGACATGTGTTTAGACTCTGCCTTATCAGCAAAATTTTTAGATGAAAAAGATAGACAGGCTCTTTTAGTTTTAAAAAATGAAAATATTTATTTTTCAAAAATTGAAACTATAACTTCCATCGAAACTTCCACAGTAGACATTACAGTTGATTCCGAAGAGAATTACGTGGGCAACGGCATTGTGCATCATAATTCACGCGGCATGAGTAAAAGCTTCTCTACAGCAGTGTTTGCCATCTTAGATGCGACGTTAAATCAAGGAGTTCACATTGGAATTATTAGTAAATCATTTCGTCAGTCGAAAATGATTTTTAGAAAAATTGAAGAAATCTCTCGAAGTCCAAAAGCTGGATTTTTAGCTCAATGCATCACTAGAATTTCCAAAACAAATGATGAATGGATTATTGAAATTGGAAGAAGCAGAATCACTGCTTTGCCACTGGGAGATGGTGAAAAATTAAGAGGTTTTCGCTTTCAAAGAATGATTATTGATGAGCTTCTTTTGATGCCCGAAAAGATTTTGAATGAAGTTATTCTTCCATTCTTATCTGTGGTGGAAAATCCCACAGAAAGACAGCAGCTTCACGATTTAGAGAGCAAATTAATAGCCAAGGGAGAAATGATAGAAGAAGATCGCTATCGCTGGCCAAGCAATAAGATTATTGGTTTGTCATCAGCAAGCTACAAGTTTGAATACTTATATAAGTTGTATCAAGAGTACGAAAGACTCATTATGCATCCAGATCGACAAGATGGCGCTCACAGAGTGATCATGCATTTTAGTTACGACTGCGCTCCTCAACAATTGTATGATCAAAACTTGCTCAGCCAAGCAAAAGCCACAATGAGTCAGTCTCAATTTGAGCGAGAATTTGGCAGTGTGTTTACAGACGACAGTTCGGGGTATTTTAAAGTTAGTAAAATGGCTTTATGCACAGTAGTTGATGGAGAGGGGCAAAGTGTAGAAATTATGGGAGAATCCAAAGCTGAATACATTGCTAGTTTTGACCCTTCATGGTCAGAGAGTGATGGATCAGATGATTTTGCCATTCAATTAATCAAATTAAATCCATCTAAAAAAGGAGGAACCGTGGTTCACTCTTATGCTATGGCAGGAACCAACTTGAAAAAGCACATCGAGTATTTTCACTATTTATTAAGTAATTTTAATATTATAGCTGTTGTGGGAGACTACAATGGAGGCGTTCAATTTTTGAGCGCATGTAATGAGAGCGAAGTTTTTAAAAGAGACGGTTTAAAACTAGACACTTTTGATTTTGATTTTGACAATATAGCAGATTACGACAAATCTTTGCGCGAGGCTAGAAGTCAATACAATTTAACAACCAAAAGGATAGTTCACTTGAGAAAGCCTAGTTCTTTTTGGATTAGATATGCTAATGAATTGCTTCAGGGTTCTTTTGATCATAGAAGAATTTGGTTCGCGGGCATGGCAATTGATGATGACTATTCTAGGCAAAAAACTGCTAAGATTAGCATTGATGATATCAAGTATAGCAAAATTGAAGAGGACTTATCGTCTGGGGCTAAGTTGATTGATTTTATTGAGCATCAGAAAGACATGATTGAACTAATCAAAGTTCAATGCGCTCTTGTGCAAGTAACAACCTCTACTCAAGGAACTCAAAGTTTTGATTTACCCTCAAATCTAAAAAAACAAAAAGGCGCAAACAGAGCGCGAAAGGATTCTTACTCTGCTTTAGTGTTGGGTAACTGGATGATGCACATGTATTATGACATGATGGCAGTAGAAGCTGCTGCTGCTCCAATTGGATTCACACCAATGTTTATTTGTTGACTTTAAACTTTTAAAGTTGACTTTTACTATTTTAGTGTAAATCCAAATGAAAATATGGAAAAAAGAGCATATACTAAAAAGTCTGATTACTGGTCTAATTTTACTAAACCATCTGTAGAGGCAATTCCACCACAAATGGGCAATTTTTCTCCAGAATTATCTGGTGATCCTTTTTATGTTTCACAGTCTTCTTTTAAATCTTCATCCAACGCAGCTTACTCTCGCAAAGCAGCATCTGTAACTAGCAGCAGAAAGAACGCTTCAGCCTTTGCTCCAACACTAGATCGTTACGGCAGCATTCGCAACGGATTGCTGCCTTATGATTATGCTATCGATGGAGTTAATGTTAGAGAAGCAATCGAATTGTGTCAAAAAGCTTACGCTAACGTTTCTGTTTTTCGCAATGCTATTGACGTTATGTCTGAGTTTGCCAATACTGAAATTTACTTAGAGGGTGGAAATAAAAAGAGTCGTGATTTTTTCACTGAGTGGTTTAAACGCATTAAAATTTGGAACTTGAAAGATCAGTACTTTAGAGAGTATTACAGAGGAGGAAATATTTTCTTGTACAGAGTTGATGGCAAATTTAAAGCTGATGATTTTGCTCTTTTAGTAAAGCAACTTGGCGAAGTGTCCAAAATTAACAATTCTATTCCTGTTAAATATATTTTACTCAATCCTTTTGACGTTGTTGCCAAGAGAAGCTCTAGTTTTGCAGTTGGACTCTACGAAAAAATTCTTTCAGAGTACGAACTCTCTCGCCTTCAAACTCCTGTTACTGAAGAGGACAGAGATATTTTAAATGGTCTACCACCAAAGGTGAGAGAGCAGATTAAAATAGGAACTTACTTTACGGATGGCTTGAAAATTGAACTTGATCCATCTAAATTAAGTTATTCATTCTATAAAAAGCAAGACTACGAACCGTTTGCAGTTCCATTTGGATTTTCAGTGTTAGAAGACATCAACGCTAAATTAGAGTTGAAGAAAATGGATCAAGCAATTACTCGCACTGTCGAGAATGTTATTCTGCTCATTACAATGGGTACAGATCCAGACAAGGGCGGCATTAATGCTAATAATTTGCAAGCTATGCAAGGCTTGTTTAGAAATGAGAGTGTTGGCAGAGTTTTAGTTTCAGACTATACTACAAAAGCGGATTTTATTCTTCCAGATCTAAACAAAGTTCTTGGTTCTGAAAAATACAAAGTGTTAAATGAAGACATTAAGCAAGGGTTGCAAAACATCATTGTTGGCGAGGAAAAATATAGTGCCACAGAAGTTAAAGCTCAGATTTTTGTTGATCGTTTAAAAGAATCTCGCAACGCTTTCTTGAACGACTTTTTGCAAGTTGAGATTAAACGCATAGCTAAAAATCTTGGCTTTAGATCTTATCCCACAGCACACTTCAGAGACATTGACATTAGAGATCAAACTCAACTCATGAGAGTTTCTAGTCGTTTAATGGAGCTTGGCATTCTCACTCCTCAACAAGGCATGGAAATGTTCCAAACTGGCAAATTTCCAAAACCAGAAGACATTGCTCCAGCTCAGTCTGCTTATATCAACGAGAGAAAAGATGGATACTACAATCCTATCGTTGGTGGTATTCCTTTCATCGCTCCTCCAACTCCAGAAGGCGGCAAAATCAATGCTACTAACAAAGTGCCTGGACGACCACAGGGAACAACTGGCATTCCCATTGTTAAAGCTGAATACTCTGTTAAAAACATTCACTCTACCATTAAAAAAATGGAGCAAATGAGAGCTTTGGCAGATGCCTCTCTCAAAAAGAAATTTAAAATTAAAACTCTTTCAGAACAGCAGTCTAACATCCTAGATCAACTGTGCGAGAAAGTTATTGTTTCTAAAGATGCAGAAAATTGGGCATCTTGTGCTAGTTCTTGTGTAAACGACTTTGAACAAATTTCTCTTTTGCAACCAAAAGAGGAAATCTTATCCATTTTGGCGGAGCATCAACTAGAAGACGACTTATCCGCAGCAATCCTTTACCACTCAAACCAAATCAATGAAAATTAACTTAGGCGACATCAAAGTTCCATTAGAAAAAACTGTTGAATTTAAAAATGGAGAATATGAAATTTCTCTTTCTAAAATGAAACCAAAGCAAGAGTATCTTTACAAGAGCTTTATGAGTCTTTGCGCTGCAAATGAAGAAGATCTTGTGAACACTGCTGGAATGAGCAAAGAGGCTACCATGTCTACATGCGCTATGCAATTCGACAAGATGAAAAAGATGATGATGGAAAAGAGCACTTCTGGAGAACTCACTCCAGGCCAAAAGAAACTTCCTCCTGCACTTCAAAAAGCTATTTTGAAAAAAATGGACAGTCCAGATGACTCTGATGAGCATGAAAATGAAGAGAGTGACGAAATGGAAAAAACAGAAGAAGGAAAGTAATCATTAATGAAGCAATATAAATATACGAGTTCATTTTCATCGCCAATTCGCTTTTGCGCATTGGGCGACGAGTCGTTTATTTCTAAAGCTTCACTTGAAAATTTAAAACCTCTTATTCCTCAAGAAATTAATTTTTCTGAGAATATTGATTTGTTGGGAGTAGCATTTAATGCTGCTGTTGTTAATAAATTTAATAAAAATGACGATGGAATGGATGCTGTTACAGCATCTCAAGTTGTTAAAAACTTTATTCACAAACCAACGAACATTGAGCATGATAAGAGTCAAATTGTTGGACACATTGTTTCTGCTGGCTTTAGCGAATATGGTCAAGACAGCGCTTTAATCTCCTTAGACACTGTAGCATCTAGAACAGATGCTTTTAACATTTCTTTGGGAGCTGTTGTTTATAAATATGCTAACAAAGATTTTGCTAGCATGATTCAAAGATCAGTAGATCCAACTGATACTATGTATCAACACATTTCTACTAGTTGGGAGATTGGTTTTAATGATTTTACAATTGCAGTTGGTGGTGAGGACTTCGCAGATTGTGAATTAATCACTAATCCAAAACACTTTGAAGAAATGAAAGCTAAACTCAAAGCTTATGGCGGACCTGGCAGATTGAGTGACGGTTCTAAAGTTTATCGCATTTTAAAAGGAGAAGTTTTCCCACTAGGAATTGGATTCACAACAAATCCAGCAGCAGATGTCAAAGGTTTGTTCTCAGATCAATCCGAATTCAATGCGTTTCCAGTTCAAGAAAAAAAATCAATTTTCAATATGAAGCATCCGCTCTTCAATGAAAAAAATAAATCTAAAATTTCACAAGATAAAATTCTTGCTGTAAATAACACAAAAATAAAGACTATGGAAGTAGAAAAAATTCTCTTAGAGTTAAAAGATGTTCTTTTGGAAAAGAAATTTTCCGAAGAAGCCGTGGCTAATATGACTAACACATTCGCTGATGCTATCAAGCAGAAAGATGCTGAATACAAAGAGTCTTTGGTTGCCGCTTCAAAAGAAAAAGAAGCATTGGCCGCTGAGCGTGAAGCTCTCAAAGCTTCCATGGCTGAAATTCGTGAACAGCTTGAAGTTTCCAGTCAAAAGCTTGCTGAATTTGAAGCTTTTAAGAAAATTGAAGAGGGCTTAGCCCGATTCAATTCTCGCATGGACACTGTTGATCAAAGCTACGAATTAGATGCTGAAGATCGACAATTTTTAGTTCAAGAACTCAAGTCTTTGGATGAAACAGAAGAGAGCTTCGCTTCATTCCAAGGCAAATTAGCAGTTGTGTGGAAACACAAAAA